ATGAATTCGCTAAGTCACCACAAGGATGTGGTGTTCACAAACTCGCGCGGCATCCCCACCGAGGCCCGAATCTTTGACCCCTCAAAGGTCCGAGATTTGCGGCCTCTGGCGCTGGACAGCAACGGTGAAATCCGCATCATGCCGGCGAGCTTCTGGGCTGAAACCACGGTGAACGAACGGGCTATGTTTGGCGCGCTGACCGCGGCCTACGGATTCCCGACCATCGAGCTGGTGGAATGGCTCAAGCGTGAAATCGGCGACCGCCGCGCTATTGAGATTGGGGCCGGCAATGGCGTGCTTGCCAAGGCCCTGGGAATCCCCGCAACCGACAGCTACATTCAGGCCGACCCAAAGCTGGCGGCAGAGTACGCGGCGCAAGGCCAGCTCGCTGTCGAATATGGGGCTAATGTCGAGCGCATGGACGCTCAGGCCGCAGTGCGCAAACACCGCCCTGAAATTGTTGTCGCCCAGTGGGTCACCCACAAATTTGACTTCCGCCGCGCTGCGGCCGGGGGCTATGAAAAGGGTGTCGATGAGGACTGGATGCTCAGCAAAATCCGCCGCTACCTCTTTGTCGGCAATGAGAAGGTCCACCAGGGCAAGGCCATTTGGCGCCACCCCCACACCAAGCACACGCCCGATTGGCTGTACTCGCGGGCACACAACGGCACCCCAAACATTCTGGTTGATTGGGCGGGCCTCTGACATGACACCCAACACAGTCGGATGGTTCACGCGGGGTGGGCAAATCGCCCACGCCTGCCTATATAAACCGCACCAGGCCCCGCCGATGTACTCGCTGTGCAAGCGCGGGGCACAGCCCTGGGCAGTGGCGAGCAATACCCTGCCACGATGCGAGGCCTGTGAATCGGCCCTGTCAAAGCTCCCTTTTGAAACCGCCCCTGAAGGAAAGTGATGAAGAAGAAACCTGACTTGGCCGCGATCAATGCGGAAATCAAGCGCTTGGAAGCCGAGGCTGCGAAGCTGATGGGCCTGCGCAACTCCGTGCGCCCGCAGGTCATTGCCGCGATCAAGCTGTATCAATTCACGGCCGAGGAGCTGGGCCTTGTTGCCAAGGGTAAGCCGCCCAAACCAGCCAAACCCGCGACCGACAAGAACCGCCTGCGCGGCCCGCAGCCGATGCGATATCAAGACCCAGGGAATCCCGAGCGCCAATGGTCTGGCACCGGCAAGCCCCCCGGCTGGTTCAAGGCCCTGATTGCTGGGGGCGTGAGCAAGGAATCTCTGCTCATCAAAACTGCCGGCTGAAGGCGATGCACTGGCCCTGTGGACGATCTACGAACGCCCGGTCGATTACCCCAATTCCTACGTGGCCCGCAAGTTCGTCGTCCTGAGGGGTGGTAAATGCGAGGCCACCCATGAGAAGTTTGTCAGCCCGACCATTGGCCCCTTGAGGGAACACTTTGAACGCCAAGGCCTGTACTGCCAGAAGCGCCAGGCCGAGGATGACCCCGTAATTGTTGAGACATGGTTTTGACGAAAGTGCTGGCCCGCTGGACCGTCACGGTCGGCGTTGAGGGCCAGGCCCCCATCCCGGGTATGACTAAGGTTTGGGAGTACACGAACCGGGATGAGGCCGTTGATAAGGTGGCGGGCTACCAACAGCGATTCGATGAGAAAGCCGAGGCCGCGCAAAACTACGCCATGCGGCTAGTCATGCCGCACTCGGCCTACTACGTGAACAGTGATTTCCGCTGGCTTGTGCCGGCGTACACAATGAATGAGGCAGCGGCGTGAGCGTGACAGCCAAAGAGGTCCAGGCGATTATCGAGCGGGTTCGCAAGCAGTATCACCACCTGGGCAGGCGCATCAAGTACATGGGCCTCATGGGCATGGCCTACGCGGCCGGGGTGCTGGGTTGCGCGGCCCTGGGGTACTGGTTCGCGGCAGGGATACTGAGTCTCGGCCTGGTCGCTGCCACCTATTTCCTGCTGTCCACCTGGACTCTGCAGATCAAGGCGCACCAGATGCTGCATGACATGCTGGCGCTGGAGCGCGCGCTCACGGTGGGGGATTGGGGGTAAGGTATGAGCATTACCATTCGCCCGCATCGAGGGTCTTTCGCTGACAGTATGGCGCTGCGCCGCGAGGTCGCTGACCTGACCGAGCTGCTGGAGCTGATCGCCGCTGAGTTTGACCAGTTCGCCCACATTGGCGGGACCATCACCGCTGAGGTCATCCGCAAGGCAATCGTGATCGAGCCATATGGCCCACCGAGCGACCGAACGGACCACCGCAACGGCTGGGACACGCACATCATCGTGATCCAGGGTTACGGGGTGTGGGGCTTTGCCAGCGGGCCGGTGCCAGGAGTACAGCGTGACCCCTGACGAAATCCTTGCCGAAATCGAGGGGTGCCATATCCGGCGAAAGCGGGTGCTGCTATTCCAGATGGCCGGGCGCTTGTTCACGCTCTGGGTTGTCACCTGGGGCGCCTACAACGCCAGCGCCGGGGATTGGCCTACAGCGTTGCTCATGTTCGTGCTGCTGGGTATCAACGTGGCTTCTGACAATTTCCAAACCAGCGCCGTCCGCAATATCGACAAGCAGTTAGCGCACCTGCACCAGCTAGGGCTGCAGGCGACCAGCAAGCCTCAGACCTGAGGCAGCTCGGGCTCAGGCAGGCCCACCAGGCGGCCGGCCGCTTCCATGATGCCGGTCTGCTCCCCGTTGAGTTTGTAGTCCGGGGCCAGCAGCGCAGCGCTGTAGCCGTAGTCCCCGAAGCGCAGTGCCAGCGTGATGCAGGGCGTCACACCCTTGCCGGTATGGAAGTCCGCTTGAGCCTGCTCGGCCTCGGCCTGGTTCTTGACCCAGCGAGCCATGGTGTGACCCAGACTCACCGAGGCGAAGCCCACCAAGTCAGCGTCACGGCCCTCGCGCAGGACTTCGTGTAGGCCCAGCAGCAGGCGGGTGCCCTGGGTCAATGGCTCGCTCATCGCACGCTGCATCAGCCGCCCAAGCGCGTCAGGGTTGCTGAGCGCACGCGCATTCACATCCCGCGGCAGCAGCACCAGCTCATGCCTCTGAACGATACGCACCACGGTCATGTGTATGGGGTCGAACGGACCTTCGGCCGCAAACGTGTCCTGGGCCAGCGTGCGGAGCTTGCGGAACAGGTCGGTGATGATGGCCTGCGCTTCGGCCGGCTGTTGATCGAGCTGCATGGGTCAGTGGATGTTTTGCACGATGGGGGAATCGGGATGGTTCACAAAGCTCCCGACCAGCGGACCCGTGTAGGTGCGGTCAAAGCTGAAGCGCTGTATCTCGTACTGGTCACCCCGCTTGACGGCAACCACCGTGTAACCGCGCGAGCCCCAGCGCAGCGCAAACATCACACCGTCATCTGTATCAATTGAAGGCCTCTGCACCGATGAATCGTAGTTGTGAACCCCCTCATCACCGGACTCCTCGCTGACCTCAGCAGCTTTGATGGGAACCAGCACCACGGTGGCCAACAGGGGCACACCCAGGGAGTGCCTGAAGTATTCTTCAGCCCCGCCGCCCGGCTGGAACATCGAGTCAATCGCATGGGCAAAGGCCAACTCGGCGCGCTTCCCCTTGGATAGCCCCCTGATGGACTGGGGGCCATCCGACTCCATCACGCGAATGGCGATCCCTGCCAGGGTGCTGACCACTGCATCAGGGACGCTGCGCACCACAGCATCGACACCATCATCACCCAGGTCTTTGGCGCCAACAGCTAGAACAACCGGATCAGTCGGCGCAGGCAGTTTCCCGCTCAACAGCGGCTCTGAAACCATGGTCATGACGCTGAGCCAAAACCGCTCAGTCCACTCGTCCTCAATGCCCGCAAGCAGCCTTTCAAACTTTCGCATCGTCATAGTGCCACCAATAAAAAAAAACCCCCCGCCCTTTCGGGCGAGGGGCGGACCTTCCGCAGCAAGCTCAGGGAGGAACGTGCTAGGGATGCACACGCTCACTGCGGAGACTCTTCAGTAACGTGCTGTCATGCTGTCGCATCAGAGTGGCCGCACTGTAACACAGTGTTAGGCTCCATCCGTGTCACTCCGTTACCAGGGTTTTCGCCAGTGCCTCGGCTCGGTCATTGCGCTTGGCGTACAGCTCCTTTAGTTTCTCGCGCTTCTCGGCCCCGTCAAGGCCCTTGTCCTCGCTTACCTTCTTGATCTGCTTGGCGATGGTGCTGAGCTGCTTGGTGGCCGCGGTGCTGGCCTTGTACTTGGCCAGCTTGTCACCGTCCTCGGCCATGATTTCCAGGGCCTTGTCCTTGTCGCCCGACGCGAGCGCCTGGCGATAGCTCTGCATGAGCTGGCCAATCTCGTTGGCCTTGTCGTACACCGCACCCACATAGCGGCTCTGGTCCGCGGGCAGCGTGTCAACAAAGCCCCCGGTCCAGCGCTTGACGGACCAGTCAGGGCGCTCGCCGCGGCCTCCCAGCGCGGTTGCGGGCGCATCCGTGATGCCCACCAGGAACGCGCCCAGGGTGCCGAAGTAGCCGCGAATCAGGTAGTCCACCTGCTGCGGGCTCATCTTGCCCTCGGAGCTGTTCGGACCCCATTGACCGCGCACCAGAGCCAGCGGAGTTGGCAGGCCCAAAGAGCCCAGGAACTTGGCCAGCTCGCTGGTGTTCTCGTTGTAGCGATCCTCGGGCCGCATGTTCTGCATGGCGCGAGTCTCGATAGGCGAGCCCTTGAAGCTGTCCTTGTTCGCGTACACATCGACCAGCGGCTTGAGGGCCTGCGGGGTCGGGTCGAATGCGAAGGTCTGAAACAGCATCGCGCTGATGCGGTCGGTGTAGCGGCGGCCGTCCATTTCGGGCTCGACCATCAGCTCCCAGGTCCGCTCGGCCAGCGTGCCCGCGGCGCCCAGCTCGAACGGCTTGGGCACGCGGAAGGCAGTGCCGCCGATCTTGAACCACCAGAAGCTGTCCCGGTCCCAGTCCTCGCGCTCCTTCCACTCGGGTTCGTCGCTGCCAAGCATATACAGCGCCATGCTGGCCATGACCACCGCCGACACGGCCGCGGCCATGCGCTTGGGGTTCTCGACGCCACCGCGGCCCAGCTTGTAGAGGCCCTGGATGCGGGCATTCAGGAAGGGCACGGTTTGCACCAGGAAGCGCACCAGCGGCATCTTGCCCTGCAGGCTGAAGTCCAGCAGGTCGCGCGCCGCAAACGCGGCCTCTTCCTTGCTGTAGCCGCGGGCGATCATCTGCTGATACAGCGCTGCGCGGTTCGCCTGCTCGCCCCGGTCGCCCAGTTCCTGATAGGCCTCCAGCACATCGCCACTCACCTGCAGCAGGCGTGCAAGCCCCTTCTTGTCCAGCATCACGCCGCCTGCTCGCCTGATGAGCTTCTGCGCGTGGCTCGCTTGGTCACCATCGTTGGCCGCACCGAAGCGCATCAGCGCACCGCTGGCCAGCATTTCCGCATAGGTCTGGTTCATCGGCAGGAAGCTGGCAGGGTTCTTCATGCCCGGCGTGAGCGTGCGCCCCAGGTTCTTCAGCGCGCCCTTTACGTCCAGCGCCTCGGCACCATCGGCCAGGTTCTTGAACACGTTCGGGTGCAGCTCGGCCACGGCCACGGCCTGCATGCTGTCGCGGATCAGGTTGCGGATTTTGAAGTCAGGCAACGTGGTCACACCCAGGGTCAGCCAGCGCTTCATGGTCGTCAAGCCCTTCATCACTGCGCTATCTGGCGGCAGATAGTGCATTGCAGTCATGGCTTCGTGGATCGCCTCATCGTGGATCGCGTAGTAAGTCGCCTTGCCGTCCACCATGATCTTCACGGCACCCTCGGTGCCCTGGGGCACCTGCTCGGCAATGCCGGCCTCAAGCGCATCCTTGATCGTGGCCTCGGCTGCGCGGTTCTTGGCCGAGGCGCTGATGAGGTGCGACCAGTTGCGCAGCACGTTCTCCAGCAGGTTGTCGTTCAGCAGCTCGGTGCCACCCTTGAGCTGCTTCCAGGCGTACTGGTTCGTCAGCGCCTCGCTGAACTTCGACCCCTGCACGCCCTTTTCGACGATGCGATAGAACGGCACGTAGGGCATGCCCGCATACAGGTCATAGGCGGCCTGGTCGATCAAGCCAGAGTCACGCGTGACAGCCAGGATCGAATCATTGAACTCAATGAACCGAGCCAGCGCATCACCGTAGACCTGGGCGCGGTCGCGGCCGTCAGCCATCTTGCCCGTGGCCAGACTCTTCAAAGCCTCACGGGTCGCCTCGCTCATCAGGTTTTCCTTGCCGAGCTTGGCCAGCTCGTCGCCGCGCATGCCCACCACCCAGCGGAAGAAATCCTTGTCCTCGCCCTTGAGGTCGGCCAGCACGTTGGCAAAGCCGCCCGTCATATCCACGGTCGTGCTGCCACCCTCCAGGCGCAGGCGACCGTAGACCATCGCGGCCTCCAGCGCCCCATAGGCGCCAGCGGCCAGGCGGGCCAGGCGGTAGCCTCGGGGGCTGAACTTCTTGAGCGCGTGGAACTGGTCAACCACACCCGTGATGAAGCGGTCGCGGAAGCCCTGGCGCAGCTCGCGCGCACCGTCAATGAAGCGCTGCTTCTGGGTGCGGTTGTCGGGCTTGCCGAAAGCCTGCTCAATGCCGGCACTCTGCTCAGGGGTGTAGCGGCGCGTACCGGGGGCGAGCTGTTCGGCGTGTTCGTCAGGGGTCAGCTCCACGGCCTTTGGGGCCATGGGGTCATCTGCTACACTCCTACCCGGCTGCGCGCCGAACGTTTCGGACGTTGGCGGGACGGCCCCTTCGGGGGAAGCACCTGGCGCGGCGCGGGCCTTTCTATACATGGTCACCAGGGCCAGCCGCTTGCGGCCCTGGCGTACCTCCTCCACCACGAACACATCCCCGTCAAGCTCGGTTTCGTAGGAAATCCGGGCCAGTCCAGAGGGGGAATCTTCGACGCGCACCACCGCCCTAGCCCTGGTCGGGTCGGTCAGTTCAGGGAGCCGCTTCAAGTCCTCGACCGTGATTGGGGGCATTCCACGCAATTCCTCGCCGCCCTCACCATGGCGCCTGAGGATGTGGCGAATCGCCGCCTCATCAACCCCGTGGGCGTAGCCGCTCAAGTCAAGCCCGGTGGCTTCCTGCAGCAGCTCGGCCCGGGACTTGTCCAGCGGTCGATAGACAACAAATGCCTTGTTGCCATCCTTGCGCCCCTGCGCCTCGCGCACCAGGTCGGCAATACGCTCGCCCGCGGCAACATCGCTTGCGGCGCGCACCGGCCCCATCTGGCTGCGCTTGGTGTACTGGTTGCGGTCGCGCGGCTGCGCGGCAATCTCCTCGCTGAGCTGCAGCACGGCCGTGAGCGCGGTCTTGTCCTTGGTGCCCAGCAGGCCCGCAATGAAGTCCACGAACTTGGACCAGGCCGACTGCTTGCCGTACTTGATGCCGGCCAGCTTCGTCTGGAATCGCGGGTTACTCCATGCCTCGCTGACAAACTCATGAATGTCACTGAGGCCGTAGTCGCTGTGCCCCTTCAGCTCGCGCTTGACGAACTTGAACAGCGCTTCCATCCGCGTCACGAACGGCTGTTGAGCCGCAGTCGGCGCCATCAGGGCCTGGTGCATGATGCCGTGCATGATTTCATGCAGGATCACATGCTCATTTCCCTCCATCGAGCGAACGGGCGTGTTGTTCTTGCGGTCCATCCCTGGGCGCATGTGCAGCGTGTCATGCACAGGGTCATAGAACCCGCCCACGCGGTCAGGGTTCATGAACTGGCCACGGACCTTGTTGGAGCGCGGCCACTCGGCGATTTTCATTTCGCCGACCAGCTTGCGCGCCATCTGCGCACCGCGGCGGATCGTCGGGCTATGTGCCTTCTCAAGGATGCTCAGCACCTTGTCCAGGTCACGCGCCTGCCAGGCCTTCATCAGCTCGGCATTGTTGTCCTGGGTGGCCAGTGCATCAGCAGTCTCGCGCTTGCCCAGCGGCTTGCGACCCTTCGGAGCCTCCTCGGTCCAGCCCGGATCGACGCCAGGCTCACGCGCCGGGCCAGTGTCGCCCCGGCCATCCGTGTTGGTGTCGGGCTGCTTGGCCTCAGCGTCCTTGCCAGCAGGCATCTTGCCCAGGTCGCCGAGCTTCTGCTTGTCCTGCCAGCTCTCGCCGATGCCGGCGCCGCGGTCGTTCATGCGGCCATCGGTTTCAGCATCGCCGCGGGGCTTGATGCGCGGGTCTTGCGCGCGGCTGAAGCCGGCAGCGCTGGTGACGTTCTGGTCTACCGTGTTCTGAGTGCGCCGCTCTGCGACCATGGCCCGCATCACATCCTGACGGGTCAGGCGGCCAGCGTCGAACTCCTGCACGAACGCACGCGCAGCGGGCGTGTTCGTCTTGCGCATCGCGCTGACGTACAGGTCTACCTCATCCGTGCTGGGCGGGGCCTCGCGCTTGTTGCCCTGCAGCTCGGGGCTGTAGGGCGCGCTCTTGATGCGCTTGATCGCGTAGACACCGGGCTTGCCGTTCGGGTGCGGAACCACCGACAGCGTGTCGGGGTTGCTCTCGACGGGGCCGCGGGCCGGCGCAGGCATCTTGATGGGGCTGATGCCGATGGCCATGCGAAGCGGCTGTGCCGGATGCGGCACCAGGACCAGGCGCTTCGGATCGACGCCTGCCTCTGCCACGTTCTCGCGCGCCAGGGCCAGGGTCTTTTCGGCGTAGCGACCCGGGCGCAGCGGGGTCGCATCGTAAATCTCGGTTAGCTCAGCGGGCTGCGTAGGCAGCGAGCTGGTGCCCTTGACCCGCTCAGCCTTGATGATGGCGAGGCGCTGCTCGGCCTGCTCGCGCGTCATGCCGCGCAGCTCAACAAATTCGGAGGTGTCCTGGCGGCCGGGGCTGCTGGCCGTGATGGGCTGAGCGCGGTTCGGGCCGACACCTTCCAGCGGGGTGGCACCATCGTTGCCGATGATCTTGAGGTTCGGCCTGTCCACGCCTTCAGGCACCGTGATGCCAGGCAGCAGCCGACCAGGCTGACGCACATCGGGCGCGTTGGTCGGCATCGAGCTGAGGCTGTCGGCCGCGGGGGCAAGGCCTGCAGCCTGGCGCTGCGAATCCAGGCCAGCACGGTCAGCCGCAGCCAGGCCGGTGAACTGCGCCGCAGTGGCGGCACGTTCCTGCGACAGGCGCAGTGCGGGGGTCATCAGGTCTTGCTCGGTGGCGCTGGTCGTGCGCCCCGGCAGGTCGGTCGCAAGCTGCTCGGCGACATTGGCATCGGCAACAGCGCGGGCCGTCTCATTGGCCTGGCGCATCGCGTGGTCCTGCAGCTCGACATGCAGGTCAACAGCTTCTTGCAGCTTCCCCAGGCGCGCTGCATCGGCGGCCTGGTAAGCCTCAGACTCAAGCTCTTCCGCAATCCGCTGAGAGATTCCCTGAGCCGTGAAGTCAGCGGCTGCGCTCGGGCGGTTGACCAGCTTCTCGGCCGCCGCAATGGTGTCCTCAAGCGAGGCGTCAGGGCTCATGCTGCGCTCAAGGTCAGCCTCGGCTTCAGCGCGCTGCTGGTCGGCCTGCTTGTCGGCCTCATCGGCCTGCGCGTTCAGCTTCTCCGAGGGCTTCGGGCGATGCACCGCACCGGAGAATCCGCCGATAGCACCGCCGCCGACAGCACCCAGGCCCGCCGAGTCAACGTACTCGCGCAGCGCATCCTCACCCGTGAGGTCTTTGCCCGCGCCATAGCGCTCGATGCCGGTCTGCACCGCTTCGGTCAGGCCCTCGGCCGTGGCACCCATCAGCGTGCCGGTTGTGGCGCGAGCTGCGCGACCACCAACACCAGGCAGCTTGACCTTACCCGTCACCGCGCCGAGCTGCAGCTTGTCCATCAGCGACTCGACGCCACCGGATGCCAGCGATGCGCCCCACACCCGCGCCAGGTCGCCGCCAGAAAGCTGCTCGCCATTGGCGGCGGCCTCCTCCTCAGCGCTCCCATAGATGCCGCCCGCGGTCTTGCCGGTGTTGAGGCCGACCAAGCCGGCCGTGCTGCCGATATCCTTGGCCACCGATTTGACGGCCATCGCGCGCATCTGTTCCGGCGCCACATCCTTGACACCCTGGGCCGCGAGCTGTTCGGCAATCTCTGCTGCGCGCTTGGCAACGGCCTTCTCGACCATGCCGGTTGCGGCTTGCTTGACCGCCCCCTTGGCCACAACCCCCGTGACCGCGCCCGTAGCAGTGCCGGGGCCGGGGGCCATGGCAGAGCCCGCGATGCCGCCGATGACTGCGCTGGCCGCAGCCTCGCCAAGCTGGCCCAGGCCATACCCGAGGCCGAACTGTGCGAAGTCCACCAGCGCGCCGAGGTCTCCCTCTTGCGCCCGCGCCCATGCGTTCGTGAGGGAGTCGGTGTCGCGCTGCAGTGGCGCGAGCTTACCCATGCCCTCTTGGTAGCCGCGTAGGCCCCAGTTCTTGAAGCCGGTAGCGATGCCGTCTTCTCCAACGAACTTTTCGGCGGTCGCGCCGACCAGCCCCACAGCACCCTTCAGAAGCGCGGGGGTTTGGCCGAACGCAATCTTTGCGCCGCGCGTGAAGTCGGGCGGGTCGTATCCGAGTTCCTTCTCGATTTGCCCCCGGCTGAGGCCCTGGTACTTGGTGGCCTGCAGACCCGTGAGGATTTCCTCGTCGGTGTAGTCAGGGTACTTCGCGCGAAGCTGCTCAAACTTCAATCGGGTGTCTCCAGTGGGTGTTAGAAGCCGCGGCGCGGGTCGCCCGCTGCGCCAGGTCGGCCGCTCTCTTGGATGGCCTTGTTTCGGGCGCGGCGCTCTTGCTCAGCAATGGCCTCAGGGACGCCCGCCTTAGCCTTCGCAGCGAGGTCCGCATCGCCCACGTTGCGCCAGTTGATCGCGGTCGCCCCGCCATTCAACCGACTCAGCTCCTCGACGGTTCGCCCGCCACCACCTGACTTGGCACCGCCAGCGGCGGCTTGACCGTCCCCCTTAGCCTGGCGCGCAGCGTCCATCGCTGCCTTGAGCGGGTCAGCGCTATCGCCACCTTCAGCCGCCTTGATACCGAAGCGCGCGGCCACGCTCTTAGTCGTGGCGCGGATCAGGCCGATGGAGCGCTGCGCGTCCTCCTTGGCCTCTTCCGTCGCATTCGGATCGCTCAGCGTGGCGCGTGCGCGCGAAGCTGCGTTCTCCAGGTCGGCAATGACCTTGAGCGCCTGCGGGCGGTCCATCGAGCTACCGCTGAGGTCGCTGATGCGCTGCTGAATACGTTCGCGCTCTTCCGGGTCTTTCGCGTCAGCGAGCTGCCGGCGAAGCAGCGATGCCTCGCCGAACTCCTTCAGCTTGGCCGCTGCGAGCTGTTCGCTCGGCCCGAACACATGCGATGCCTGCGCGATGGTCTGCAGCGCGCGCTTGTACTTCGGATCGCTGGCCAGAGCGATCTTTGCCTCGCCCTCGGCCTTGGCGCGAGCGCCGACCGCAAGACCCTCGTTCTCGGCGCGCACCTTGCCGACAGCGCGCTCGTCCTCGACCGCGATATCGCGCTTGGTGCCGGCCTGATCCTTCAGGCGCTGGGTGCCAAGCTCGGTTTCCATTTCGTAGGACTTGCGTGCCGCCTGGCGCGTGGCCTCGCCACCCTCGCCGGTCGTGCCCCACAGCACGCCATCGCGGCGCAGCTCCTCGGCCGCGCGCATCTTGGTCGCTTCCAGCTCGGCCTGGTAGTCCATCATTTCCATGCGGTTGCGCTTGTCCAGCTCGCCCTGGCCCCACTGGGCCACACCGCGACCAGCGCCGCCAAGGGTGCCAGCGATCAGGCCGCCCCAGCTCATGCCGGCACCTCTTCCTCACCCTCGACCGGCGCGGCCTCCTCTTCAGCAGGCGGGGCCTCGGCGGGCGGTTCTTCCTCGGTCGGTGCAGGCGGTTCTGCACCAGCCTGCTCATCCTTCACCAGAGGCGTGACCTCCTGAGCCTTCTTGCCGCGCGCTTCGATGTTGGCAATGATCTTGTTGCTGTCGATCTTGGCTTGACCCAGCACTGCGTCGATGAACACGCCCACCGCGGTGCCAAAGTCCGCATCACTCAGTTCCTGGCGGCCCTTCAGCAGGTAGTCCCGCGCATGCGCCAGCAGCACGATGCCGCAAGGGATGATGAGCTGCGGGGGCAGCGAGTTGCGAGACTCCTGCAGCAGCAGACCCATCACACCAGCGATGCTCAGGCCGAGCTTCTGCGGCAGCGGCCCGTTACCCTGCATCGCTTGCTGTCGCAGCTTCTGCGTGCTGGGGTCGAACATGACTTTCATGCCGGCCACCACGATGCGCTGGAACTGGTTGCGCATCTTGGGCGGCACGGCCATGCGGGACTGCAGAGCCCGCGGGCTCAGGTTGTCGGTGCTGGGCTTCTTGGAGCTGATGATTCCGGCCATGGGTGCTTAGCCTTTGTTGGGTGCTTGGAAGGTGGGCATCTTGAGTGCCAAGATGCTCTTGTTGAGGCGGTCGCGCTGGGCTTCCAGCTCGGCCGTGCGGGCCGCAATCGCGTCCTTCTGGGCCTGCTGCTGCATGTAGCCCTGGGCGCCACCGGACAGAGCCTGGCCTGCGACCATGGCAGCGCCTGGGTTCTGGTTCATGAAGCCCGCGACAGGGGCGCCGTACTTGGCCCACAGGCCCTGCGGAGCTGCCGGGTTCTTTGCCGCGGACAGGGCTGCGTTCTGAGCGTCCAGCACACCAGGCCCAGCCTGGTTACCGTACTTGCCAAACGCGGTGTCCATCGCGCCACCGTCAACCGTTGGCACGCTCGGCGCAGCGACATTGGGGGCCGCAATCGACGGCTGAGCTGCAGCCAGGTCACTCACAGCGCCGACTTGCGCGGCCTCGGTGATTGGGCCCGCGGAGCTGACGGCCGAATCAGCCGACCCGGCCAGCCCGCTGCCTAGCTGCGATTCAGCAGCCATCAGGGGCTCAGCCATGCCACCGAGGTTGCTGCTGATGATGCCCTCGCTCGCCGAAGCGGCAGCACCCGCGGTGTCACCCACAGCACCCGCAACACTCGCGGCCGTGTCAGCCCCTGGTGCCGCGTACTTGGCGAACTGCGCAGCGTCCGAGCCCGCCGCAGAGCCAGCAGCATCCCAGGCGCTGCTGGCCTCGGCCGCGCTGCTCGACGCCAGGTCGCTGGACAGCTTTTCCCACGCACCGCTGGCCAGGCCGCCGATACCGCCAGCCAGGCTGACCAGGCCGCCGATCTTGGCGAGCTTTTGATTGCCGGTGACCGTGCCGATGATCGTCATGGCACCGCCAGCGACCATCAGGCCGCCGACAAGCGCACTGCCCGCAGCAACAGCCGAGACACCTGCAGAGACAGATAGGACCGCCCCAATGAGCGGAATAACAGGTGGCATTACACCTTCTCCTTGCCGAAGGGCAGCGCCGACAGCATCCAGTTTTGGTATTGGCCATCGAACCAGGTTTCTTCAAAGCCCATGCGGGTCAAGAACCGTTCCGAGGCCGCGTTACGCAGGTCACTCTTCGTTGTGAGGAACCCATATCGTTCAAACATCGGGGCCAGGAAAGACCTGACCCTGCCCCGATGAATAAGCCGCTTACGCCATTGCGGCGCAAGGGCAAAGTGAATCTCGGTGCCCTTGAGGATGGCCACCGCGGCCAGCTCGCCTGCAACATGGTGGGTAAAGACTTCCCACCCATTCACCTCGCTGGGATCGAGCTTGAGCCGGGCCCAGTCAAGGAATCTTGTCAGGGCGATTTGATGGTCTGTGCTCAATGCTGCATGACTTCAAAATTGGAGTCCCCGCCACCGCCTCCCCAGCCGCCCCAGTCACTGACGGTCCCGCTGTCATAGCCAGGGTTGTCCCAGTAGCCGCCATCGCCCCAGTCGCCGCCATCGCCCCAATCGCCCCAATCGCCACCCCAGTCCTCGACGGTGCCGCTGTCTGGACCAGGCTGCTCCCAGTAGTCCCCGCCCCAGTCGCCACCGCCGTCCGAATCAATCGGCACATCGGTTTCATCAGGGCCGGGCTTGTCCCAGTAGTCCCCGCCCCAGTCGCCACCGCCGTCCGAATCAATCGGCACATCGGTTTCATCAGGGCCGGGCTTGTCCCAGTAGTCCTCTTCGCCATCGGCGCCGGGTTGAGGAACATCGGTCGGGTTACCGTCGTCCGCTCCCGGCTTAGGAACATCGGTCGGGTTAGGGTAGTACGGGTCAGTCGGGTTGCCGCCGCCCGTATCACCACCGCCATCACCACCGCCCCCACCGCCCGTGTCAGTGCCGGGGGTCGCCAGAAGCCGGCCGAGCTTGAGCCCCGACAGACTCTCCAGCATCCCCATGTTGTTGTTGAAGTTGGCCGTGAGGTCGTCAATAGCCTTCTTCTTGGCTGCGTCTAGCAGGTCGGGGTTCGTCATCACAGCCTGCACCGCCTGCAGGTACTGCTGATAGGCGTTCTGCATCGACTCTTGGGTCTGCAGACCGACCTTGTACTGAGCCTCGATTTCCGACAGGTTGGCCTTGATCGCCCCATCGAGCTGGGTCAGCGTGTGTTTGTTGGCCGCATCAGCGTTCTGCAGCGCGGTCTTGAGCTGCGCGTCATACGCGGCCAGGCTGGATCGCAGCGATGCGTCTTGGTTAGAAAGCCGCGCCGCGTTCTGGTTCTGCGCGAGCTGCTGCAGGCGCGCGGCCTCGCTGGAGCTGTCCAGGCGCGAGGCCGCGTTTGCAGCCTCCATGTTCGCCATGGTCATGTTGTTCTTCTGACCAGCAGTGAACTGGGCCGCCGCGTTCGTCTGGCCCGCGTTGAACATGCTGGCCTGGTTCTTCGCGTTCGCGTTGAACTGCGCACTGTTGGCGTGCGTGCTGGCGTCCTGCAGGCCGATAGGCGTAGCTGCGTCCATCACAGCGCCATGGGCCGCACCCACAGCAAGGCTGCTGTTCAGCAGGCCGCGCGATGCGCTCTCGGCATTGGCCTTGGCCTCGGCGCGCTGCATGAGTGAGCTATTGCGCGCAATGATGCCGTCGATCTGGTTGGCCGCAAGCTGCTTGTCCTCCACGGTCCAATCGGTCGTGCCCGCATGAACCGCGGTGTAGCCCTCGGCCGTGCCGGTCTGGTACTTCGTCGGGTCGGCCTTGGGGTTCTTGCTCGGGTCATACACACCGAGGTCGATCTGCGGCGCGTTCGGTGCCTGCAGGCCCGAGGTGTTCACCTCGGTGGGCTTGTAGCCGCTGTAGTCGGCCTGAGGGCGATCCTTGCTGCCGTTGTAGAGGCCAGAGCCCGTGGACAGACCCGTACCGCTCGCGCTGGTGGCGCTGGTGGCCTGGGTGACGTTGTTGTCAGTGCTTGCCATCTATGGCTGCTTTCTGCGGGTCACGATGCAACCCGCTTGATCTTTTCCATGGTGCGCAGCCCGCCCAGCCCCAGCATCCCGAACAGCAGCTCATAGAGCATGTCGCCCGTCATCAGCTTGGGCGGCTCCATCCCAGGCGCGTACAGCGCCAGAGCCCACAGGCTCAGCGGATAGATCAGGAAGGTGTAGGCAACAGCCAGGCCGCAGACCCAGCCGACAAAGGGGCGCCAGCCCGCAACGAACACGCTGGAGCTGGACGCCTCAGCCTGGTTGATTTGGAGCTGTCCGGCGATGGCCTGCAGCTCGCCGCTCTGCTGCAGCTTCAGCAGCTCCAGCTTTGCGGCATCCGCCTCAGCCTTGTTCGGCCACAGGCGGTCCACCACCTTGCCCCCGATATCCAGCAATGCGGTCACGGGGTCCAAGGCCATGGGTCTTACTCGCGGTTGAAAACCTTGTCGCGCAACAGCACGTAGGTTTGGATGGCCGTGTAGATGGCCGTCAGCAGCAGCACCACATGCTGCAGCGTCAGTGCGCCCAGGGCCGCGCCGGCCCAGGCGATCAGCAGGCGCATGCTCGCGCCCGCGTCGTGCGACTCAAAAATTCCCATCGGTCACCACCCGGAAATGCCAAAAGAAAAAGCCGCCCTTGGGAGGCGGCTTTTCGTGTTTTGCGGGCGGAATGGCCCGAGGGAATTCTATAACAGAATGCCCCTCTTAGTGACCTATTCGGTTATGAAATCCATACAGGACCAGCCACAAGATGAAGCCTGGCGCGGCCGTGAATGTCGCGTCCATGAACTCGACCCCATGCACCTGCAGGCGCCCGGCCGCAGCCGCAGCCCTGTTGTCCAGCCAGTCGGCACCCTCCTTCGTGATGCCGGCCACCAGGCAGCTCAGCGCGACAGCCGGGCCCAGGTCCGACACCTTGGCAGCGCCGAAGTAGCACAGCGCCAGCCATAGGATCGCGCTGAATGCTGCGACCAGGCCGCCGACCTTGAGGTGCTGCAGCTTGTCCGTGGCGATCAGAGCGGCACCCCGCTGAGAATCTGATTCACCTGCGCGGCCGTGAAGGTGCCACCCTCGCCCGCCAGGCGCTCCAGGCCCGTGCGCGTGCGCGGGTCGTCCAGGTCAATCGCCGTGCCATCGGGGTTCGGCGTGACCATCCAGAATTTGTCTAGCCACACCTCATAGCCAATGTCGGTCTTGGCCCTGGTCTTGATTTCCGCATACCGGGCATCGCCGATCAGCTCTTGAAACTGCAGCCTGCTGACACGCCGAGGCGCAGGCATGGCCACCTGCGTATAGCCTAAGTGTGTCAGGTCGGCCCCGGCCGGAATGCTCATCAGCGGGAACATGGCCCGCACCTGGTCGATGGTGTGGACCGTGCTGTCCGAATTGCGAAAGTAGTTCATCGCACTCCTATTGGGGAATCATGTTGACCTGCACCGATGGGTTCACCACCAGACCACCTCCCGTGAACACCACGGCCGGTGTCGTCCGATACCCGGTGCCCGGATTTGTGACAGTGATGCTGTTGACGCGCTGGTAGGTTGACCATGAGCCACTGGCGTACCAGCTATGGCTGATGGTGTAGTTGCCCACCGCAGTGCCCCCAGAAACCGCCACGACAGGCTGCGAAGAGAAAAACTGGGCCGTATTGACGGTGATGCTGGCGATTCGGCGCCCCACCAGCGCGGTGACCCCGCCGCTCACCAGGTTGCTCACAGTGACAGTAGGCGCGGATGTGTAACCACTTCCACCGCCGTTCAGGAACTTCCCCCCGAACTCACCGTACAAATACCACTCAAGCGTTTGCACGTTCGGATAGGTTCCGACAGAGGCGCCGGTCCCATTGCCGCCAGATAGCGCCACCGTGTAACCGACGATACCGAAGGTCCAAGCGCTAATGGCCGTGTACTCACCCTGCGTGGTGACTGTGATGCTGACCACCTGACCACCGGAAATGTTGGCAACGGCAACAGGGTCCGTGACATGACTTCCGACGCCCGAGTAAGTGCGTGTGAACACCACACTAGGCGCAACGGTGTAGCCGCTCCCCCCGCTGGCGACACTGACCCCCACCACCTTTAGGCGCGCTGGCTGGGAGATAGTGCCTGCAATCGCCGCGCCGGAACCACCGCCGCCACTGAGCGTGACCGTGGCACTTTGCGAGTTGACGATGGTGCTGTTTAGGCCCTCCAGCGCGACCACCGTACCGGAACCCCAGACCGGCGTAGCCAAGCCTGCGATACCGTCAACCGTGACAGTCGGCAGGGCCGAACCCATCGAGTAGTAACCCCCGTCCTGCGAGCCGTAGATGCTACTCAGGTTGCCGCCGTTGTACCCGGTTGCCATGTTGGCTGTCGCAGCAGCGCCAGAGCCCCCGCCGCCATCAGTGAAGCTGATCGACGGGGTGCTGCTGAACACACCGCCCGCGTTCACCGTGACCGAGCCGATCTTGAAGCTCGCACCGGCCATCAGGCCGGCCCTGCGGAAACCCATCATGCGAAGTTCAGACCCGCAGTAAAGCCCCACCAGCGCAGCCCGTCAGGCGACACGAACGAAATCACATCGGTACGCCCGGCCGTGGCCGTGGTAGCGGGGGCCGAGCCGGAAGGCCATAGCACAGAGCTTGGCCAGGTCACGGTGCGCGATCCCGTGGCATCCTGAGTCAGGAACAGCGTGAACCCGCCGCCGATGTAGGGCTTCGGGAACTGAAGGGTTGTGTTACCCGTGAGGGTGATCTTGTGGATGGTGCCCTGATGGGTGTCCACCAGATGCCGCGCACCAGCCACCGAGGTGACCACGGTTTCAGCAATGCTGCGCTTGAACACGGCCGGGGCACCGATGGTTGCTTGATCTACCCCGAACCCGAACAGACCCGCGTTCATCAGAAGTCCCCTGCCAGCGTCACCGAGACATGGAACACTTCGGCCTTCTCGGTGGACGCCCTCAGCGTCCATCCCGCGGGCAGCAGAATCGCCAGGTTCTTCAGCGTGGCCGACCACACGGCCGTGCCCGTTGCCACCGAGGGTGTCACGGCCTGGACCAGGTACTCATCGAACAGGCGATAAGCCACACCGTCATGCAGCCAGAGCCGCACAGCGCCAGTGGTCGTGGTGCCCGTGGCCGTGATCTTCACATCGTCCACGCGCGAACCCTGGGCCCCCGCAGTGAACACGGTTCCCACATTCACCGGGGCGGTGCGGGAGGTATCCGCGGTGTTGATGGCCACGCTGGATGCGCGGGGAATGCTTGCAAAATTGGCGGTACTGGCCATATCAGGTGACCCCTCGTTGTGTCATTTGCCGGTGCAGCTCGTTCACAGAGCTGGTCAGCGTGCTTGCGGCCAATACGGCCTCGTCCTTTGCGGCAACCGCCACGACAGCAGCGGCCACGGCCGCGCTCATTTCCGCAGTGGTCGCAATCTCGATGGCCACCGGATCACCGTTGGCGTCATAGCCCGCCGCCTTGCTTGCGCGCACAGCCTTGGTGGGCAGCTTCCCGATACCGGGCTCACCATCCGGCACGCTCACGGCCCGCGCCTTGTTTGCGTCCAGTTCGGCCTGCACCTGGTCGAAGCCCGCGCCAATCGCGCTGAAGTGGGCTTCAAGGTCAACCGACCTCGCCCGTGTGAACGGGAGGATGTCGATAAGGTTGGTGAAGAAGCGATTGGCCATGCTTACCTCTGCAGTCGGCGCGGGGAGTAATGCAGCAGCGCGCCTTGCAGGCGGTGCCCGAAGTCAAGTGCGGTGTTGCTGTAGAAAAGCAGGGACAGGTTTGTCCCCGTGCCGGTCAGGCTGACGGTCGGCGAGCTGTAGCTCTGCGCGTCATAGAACATGGCATCCCAGGAGTCCACCTCCCACACGCCACCCACACCATTGACCTCGATCCCATCGCGCAGGAATGTGGGGATGCCCTGGTCGCCCGTGCTGTAGTCCACGTACAGCCGCAAGGCCGCGTACTGAACTGCGGCCAGCTCGACCGTCACCCGGCGATAGCGCTTGCGCTGGGTCGGGCTGCGGCTGTTGTAGTACCAGATGCGCGCGAAGGCCTCAATCGCCGAGCCATCAAAACTGCTGCCGCGCTCCAGCTCATAGACATAGCCGTCATTGGAGCCAGCGAACAAGCGTTCACGCCCGTTGCCGTCCTCGACCGAGCATGCACAGCTCGGCTCGAAAAGGTACTGCAGCAGCGTGAAGGACCGACGCGCGCCAGCAGTCTCAGCCCCGTCAACGTGCATGACCAGTACGCGCCCGTCATTGCAAATCAGGCGGTACTGGTTCTTCGCCCGTACCGTGACCGAGGCAACTCCGCGGTTCTGCAGCCGGTTGATGAGCGGCTGAATGTCGCGGCTGACTGTGGCGTGTTCAAAGTTGCCGTAGTTGCGCGAGGTGAAGGCCGAAGTGATGCCCCGGTCATCCATCCAGTACGTGTCGGTCAGCAGTGACACCGTGCCTCGCAGCGCGCCGGTTTCTGGCGCAATGATCTGCTTCTTGAAGTCGCTGTATTTGGCGCCCACCACAGCATGCGTGCTGTTGCGCGTCCACACCCCCAGCGCCTCACCAGGCAGCGGCTGCATCGCGGTAACCGTGTCTCCGAACGCGATTTCGCCAGCGAACAGCGTGCCGTCCCAGCAGTGCGGCCGGCCGGCCACCGAGTACATGCCGGAGCTGCCCATACCGAGCCACAGCAGGTTATTCACCGCAGTGACAAAGCTCGGCTTGTCGATGGCGGCGCCCGTGCGAATCGGTGCCACCGTGGTGCCGTCGAACTCAAAGGCCCGATCAACACCGTTGGCGCAGTACGCGCGCAATGCGCTCGCCTGCCCCTCAAAATTGAAGTTCACCCACTCATAGCGCCCGCCAGGGCTGAGGGTGATTTGCGTAGCCAGCGGCGCGGCGCTGGTCGCGCGGTTCGCCGCGTAAGCGTCCACGCTGGAGCGCAGCGACTCGCCGGCAGAGAAGTTGCCGGCCACCGTGTCGATGATGAGGCGACCCGATGCAGCGGCAGCGCCAGCGGCACCCCACGCCCCGGCCTCAAGGCAGACACGGCGCACGATACCCGTAGCGCCAGAGGTGTTGCCCTTCACGGTCTGACCAGGCAGGAACAGCGCGGCGCCGGCCGTAAAGCCCAGCTCGCGCGGCAGCGGCACCTCAGCCCACCCGGCCGAGGTCGCGCGATAGATCACGCCGGCCGTGCCTGCCAGGTTGTCGCGCACTGCGAAAACCTGACCCTGCAGGGACCACACGCTACGCACAGGTCCAGAGCCGGGGACAGGGCCGATGCGCGCTCGGCGAACTGCAGCGGCATCAATCGTGTACTGCGCGTCCACCGATGCCGTGATGGGGTCATTCGGTCGAACGCTGGCGCTGGTGAATCCCACGGTGCCACCGTTCACGCGCAGCTCTGAGTCACGCGGGTAGTCGCCCGTAGGGTCTGCCAGCAAGATGCCGCCAGTGATCGCGTACACGTACACGCCCGAGCTGGCACCACAGGTCACCACATCACCAGGGGCAATGGTGGCCGTCAGCGTGCAAGGCACAGCCGCATAGGTCGCGGCAGATGGCGAAGGGCGCCCATCAAAGCGCTCATAGCCCTGGCAGCGGCTGTAGCCGCCATTGATATCCGGCTCATAGTTGAGCGTGTCCAGCAGCCGACCCGCACCAACTTCAATAGGCGTGGTCATCAAGTCCAGACCACCCTTGAAGGTGAAGAACTCGGTTTGAACCGGGGCCCAGTTGTTCATGCGAGCGGCGCCCCCACGAACGTAGCGGGGAGCTGGTCAACGAACAGCCGATTCATGAGCTTGCGCTCCTCGATATCGGCGCGCTGAATGACCTCGGGCGCGGCCTCAAACATGCCGTAGGACTTGCAGGCCAGCCACACGATCAGCATGTGATAGGCCTCGGGCATCCCGGGCGTGTCGGTGTCACCAGCCAGGTCACGCGCGCCGGTCCAGTAGGAGCCCGTCACCACGTAGGCCTGGTCGGGCACAGGGCCCAGCTTCAGCCGCTTTTTGCTGTCGATGGTGCAGGCCTGCGGCGCACCGCGCTGGTCACGCGCAGCCCCCTTCTCGTACAGGTCGCGGAAGGTTTCCGTGTCCAGGTACGGCAGGTCATACTCACCCGCGTAACCCAGGGCCACGGGGAACACGCGCACGGAATCGCGCTTCCAGTTGCCATTGGGCGTGGGGATGGCGAGCGCGGCCTCGGTCGGCGATGCGGGAAGAGTGAACTCCTCCAGCATCCAATCCCAGTCACCCATGCGGGTCTGGATATCGCGCCAGGCCTCGTTAACCCAGTCCTTGAATCGCAGGTCATCCAGCACCAGGCCGCCCTGCACGGTGCGCAGGTCTGCACTGGCCGAGCCGCACTCGCGGCGGGCTCGGTTAACCAGTTGAAGGAAGTTCACGCCTGCTCGTACAGGATGTGTTCCAGCCAGGGGCGACCACGCGGGTTGTCGTCCTTCAGCACTTCAAACGGGAACACCTGCGCATGCTGCGCAATCAGGTAGTTGCCGCTCTCGGGGTCCGACAGGTTGCGCGGGGGTTGGCTGTGGCGGGTTTCACGCATGCGCGCCAGCACCTCGACATGGAAGCGCCTCACGCGATACGGCACGCCGCGATGGAGCTGAACACGCTGGTTCACATCGTTGACCGTCAGCGTGGCCAGGGGCGGCGCAGAGGGGTCGGTCGTGGTGGCCAGGCGCACCGTCACGAACTCATTCATGAACGCCTCTTCGGCCGCGACCTTGGCCAGGTCGGTCATGCCGATGGGGTCGATCACGGGCGTGGGGTCGATCACCTCGATGGCCTTCGCCTCAAACTGAATGCCCTGCGCGGCGAGCGCGTCTTGTGCAGCTTTACGGGTCATGGGGTTCCTGTGATGGGATGAAAAAAGGCCCCGCAGTAGCGGGGCCTTTGGGTTGGATCAGCGGCCTATCAGAAGCTCGCGCCAGGCAGGCTGAAGGTGTCGAAGTAGTTCACCGTCACACCGGCCACGGTGCCCGCGGTCAGCACGTTGGTGCCCAGCACGAACGGGGCCGACAGCGCGAAGGCGGTGAACACGCCGACCAGGGCGCGGTCGCCAGGGGCGGGCGGGGGCGGCGCCTTGTCCGTGTTGCTGTTGGCCGGGGTCACCTGACCTTGGGTCACGGTGAACACGCCGGCCTTGTCCAGCCACACGCCGAAGGCGCACTTGTTGCCCACCGGCACCGGCACAGCGGCCGGCTGGCCGGGCGTGATGGTGGCCGGGAAGGTCGCGGTCGCAGCCTTCGAGGTCTGGAAAATGCCGTCGATCACGTAGACCGTGATGGCGCCAGTCGAAAGCTGGGTGTTGGTGGAGCCCACACCCAGGCCGGCCTTGCTCAGCACGAAAGTGCCGCCGATTGCTTGGTCAATGTTCTGCATCTGTTGTCCTTTACGGTTGCAGATTCAGGGCAGCGGCCGTGATGGTCACGGTCGGCGCACCCGAGTTGGCCCCGCCAGCGGTGATGCCGCTATGCACATGCGTGGCCAGGAGGTTTCGGATTTGCTCCAGGTCGGCCTGCGTGGCCTGCCAGAGCTTGAAAAGGTCGTCGTAGGTCTGACCAGGCGGCAGGGCGACCCCTGCACGCTGGCGAACGGATTCAGGCATTACTTGCTCCTTAGTGACCGAATGCCACTATTAGTGACACTCGGGTCGCGTTAGATCAGTTGGCTGACACCGCACTCAATGCGGGCCATCCAAGCCTCGTTCAGGCGCACCGCGTTGAACCAGCAGTTCGCACCCACGAAGCCGTGAGTACCCAGCGGGTTCGCGTGGCTCTTCTCGCCGCTGCGCAGCAGGGTCGGAGAAATCGCGCTCATGCCCTTCAGACCGACCTGGCCCCATGCGTCAGAGGCCAGCACGATGAACGGGTAAACGTCCACGTTGGTGCCCATGAAGGACAGGCAACCACCCAGAGTGCCCGAGCCGGCGCCGTAGAACGGCTGCAGCAGGGGGCTCTTGATGAATCGGAAGTCCTCGCAGGCGCCGACCTCGTTGTCATGGATCGGCTTGAACTGGCCGTACTCCTCCACCTTGGTGAAGCCCGGCAGGTTGCGCACATCCGCAACCGCATCGGTGTGGATGAACACGATGTACGCCGGCTGGATCGCGCGGGTGCCGAAGTTGACACCCGGGGCCAGGCGCGAGGTCACGCGCTTGGCACGGTTGCTCTCCAGCGTGCGCACGGCCTTGCGCAGCGCATTCAGGCTGATCGCGCTGTTCACCTGGCTACGGCTCACACCGTTGGCGTAGATGACAGTCGAACCGGCCTTCAGCACGCCATAGCGCACCTGTTCCAGCACCTCGGCCATGGTTTCGCCGGTCAGCTTCACCATCTCCGCGGGAATGTCGTCCTCATACAGCAGCTCGACCTTGCTGGAGAACTTGAACAGGATGCCCCAGTTCGCCAGCGTGACCGACACATCCTGGAAGGTGACGGTGTTGGCGTTCGGGGTCTGGCCCTCGGTCAGTTGGAAGGCCCCCGGGTTCAGACCCATGCCGCCAGGGATGCCCTGGTAGCGGCCGGCCAGTTCACCCGCGGTCGTATCCTTGGCCACCGAGCCCATGACGGCTGCGCCGCCAGCGGTCAGGCCAGCAGGGTTGGCGAACAGCGGCAGAGTGCGCCGGAACACCAGGGTTTCCGTGGCGTTCTTCGGCACCTCTTTCATGGTGCCGAAGTCACCCAGCACGGTCACAGGCTGAGCGTGAGCCAGCATGTCTTGCGCAGCGCGAATCAGATTGCGCGACTGCACGGTGGAATAGCCTTGCATGCCCATTCCGTTTCCTTTCGATTAGTAGGTCAAGCCCTGCTCACGGCCGCGGTTTGCGGCACGCTGGGCTTCGTAGTTCCAGAGTTCTTGGGGAGTCATCTGGTCCAGCGTCTTGCGAGCTGTCGATGCGCTCCCCGGCTTCGCGCTCACTGCTGCGGCGAGCTTGTTCTTGCGCTGCTCCTGCACCACTTCTGCAGGAGCGGCCTTCGCGGCCTTGAAGAGGTCCAGCATGCGGATCGCGTCACGCCCCTTGGGGGAGTGAGCGAGCTTCTTGATTTCGTCGTCCTGGGACTTAAACCAGGTATCGAAGTCAGGGCTCTGGATGACTTGCAGCCAGTCCTCATGCTTGCCCTCTACCTTCGCCTCCTCGATGGCTTTCAACGCCTCTTGGCGGGTCTGTGCGACCTGCTGAGACACCAGGCTGCGAACCTCATCAGGTGTGAGGCCCGCGGTCTGACCGGGGTTGATGCCTGCGAGCTTGGCCGCCACAAATTCAGCGGTAGCCTCGGCCCACTCGGGGAAGTCGCTCTTCAGGGCGTCCCATTTCTGGGTGTTGCCCGAAGCTGCCGCGATCTGTGCTTGCGTGGGTGCGTTGCCTACGGCCTTGGCCGCGTTCTTCGCAACATCCAGCTCACGCTGCATCGCCGCTACGCGCCCTTCGGCGCGCCGAACGTGCTGTTGAAGCTGCGGCACCAGGGCAAGCTGTTCCTCAGCCTGCTCCAGTCGCTGCAACCGGGCTTTCAGCTCAGGGCTGAGTCCCGCATACGGGTCCGGTTTCTCGCCGGTCTGCTCGGCTGCTGCTTCGGCAGGCTTGTCGCCCACTTCTGCTGCCGTGTCGGCCGGTGTTACCTCGGGTGTTACGGTCGATTCGCTGGGCTTCGGTTCGCTCAGTTCGCTTGCGGGGGCTTCCGCAGCCGCGCGCTCCTGGGCGACCTCATTCCATAGCGCTTCGGCCTGGTCCGGGGTCTGAGTTTCCTCGCTCAATATGCTCTCCTGCTACGTCAAATGGCCGGTGATGGCCAGTCATCACCAAATGAGCTGCGACCAGCGGATTCGGTGCCGTTTTCTCGGGCTACCCTCTCGGGAAGGCCGATCAATTCCTTGAGTTCCTGGATTCGCCCGCGCAGGGAAGCTGTTTCAACGGGGTCCAGCAATGCGTCGTTTCGCAGGCGCAGCGCGTCAAGGCGCGACTGGGCCCACCGCGCCACCTGGAGCCAGGCGGCGGTGTTGAAATCAATCTCTGCGGGCATGAAAAAAGCCGCTCAATGGCGGCTTAAAAGGAAAAGCCCGCACTCGGCGGGCTTGGGTGTGAATGGGCGTAGTGGCCCGAACCGAATGTTACTAGGATTGACCCTAGTATGCAAGAAATTAACGTTGTGTCACGCAGTATCTACGGCCCCGTAGCGCAGGTTTTCCGCAACACGGCCAGCCCAGCCCGAACCGTAGTTCACCCAGCCGCGCAGCTTGCGCAGAAAGTCCAGTCGCTCGGCCGCGTAGGCCATGATGAGCGCGGGCGCGTTGGCCTTGTGGACGGCCGCCCGGGTCACCGGGCCCCAGAGCCCATCGTCAGCCACGCCGAGCGCAGCCTGCAGCTTGCGGATCGCTGTCTCAATACCACTGTTGACCGCGAAATCGAGGGCTTGGTATGCCACGGGACCAGGCAGCTCGTCTGCATGCACGCGAAGCCAGAAGTCGCGCTTGTAGATCGCCTTGGCCTCATCGCGCGTCAGCGCAGCGATGTTGAGATTCGGGTAGCTACGCTTGCTGATGCCGAACTTGGTTTCGCCGCCCGGGTCTTTCGGGTCGTTGACGTAGCCGCCCTCATGGGTCAGCACGCGCTCAATGTACTTTTCAAAGGTCATGCGAACACCACCGATGGATAGTCGGGCCTCGTTGCGTTGCCGGTTTGGGGGTCAGTCACGAAGAAGCGCGACCAGGACTCAGGGGCCACCGCCGCGGTCAGCTCAGGGCTGGGGTTCGCAGCAGCGACCTCCTGGGCACGCGCAAGAAGGGATTCGCCAGCGAATCGCAGGTTCGCGTGCCAGTAGGGTTGGCCGTCGCCGTCCAGCACCGGGGCCATTTCAGGCGCTGGGCCCTCGGGGGTCTGGATGGTCTGCCCGGTCGGCCGGTGCAGGGTGCCCAGCTCCTGATAGGCGTGCCGTGCCACGGCATGCCAGGCGCCCTCCTGCTCCACCAGCAGGCCCAGGGCCTGGCCCAGGGCGCGCAGCGCGGCAACATCGACCTGGCGGCAGCGGATGAAGTAGTCGATCAAGGTGCGGTCAGGGCTTGGAGTTGCGTGTCAGTCAACGCTACGGGGTAGTAGGCGATGCGGCGGATGTGGCCGAACAGCTCTTCGGCATTCCACTGCGCGCGGCCGAACCGGATGGTGTTGAGGTCGGCCGGGATGGCGCATGTCGCATCGGCCAGGGGGCCGTTTCCGTTCACAAAGATAAAGGCCGAGGTTCCGTCATAGGACATCGCGGCGCTAGATGCGCCGGCCGGCATCGCGATGAGCCCAGACCCCCACTGGTCCACGTTGCCGATGAGCGTCAGCGGGCGTGCGCCACCCCCGCTCTCGCGGCGCATCTGGATTCTGTTTTGCGTGTCCTTGTGGATGTCGAAGAAGGTGCGCGCAGTTCCGTTCGCTTGCCCGTCGATGTGGACCGACACAAGAAACGTCCCCTGGCCCTGGTTGAACCAGCCGGCCGTAGGCATCTGCGGAACATCAGCGGTGCGTGTCGCCGCCGCGCCGAAGGTCGGGATGAAGCTGCTGGCAGTTGGGCCTTGCTCCAGCTGGGGCGCAGAAATGCGAATCACCTCGTCCACCACCGTCCCTTGCGGGACCGTCGCCTGAACGCTCGTCTGCACAAACGCCACGGTTGCATCGGTGAAACTGAAGGCTGCGGCGGTGCGGCCACCATCGAAAGCACAGGGCTGAATGGCGTTCTGGCCGCTCACAAGCGACCCGCCGCTGGTGCGTCCACGGCAGATGACGGTCCAAGGCAGCGAGCCGCCACCGACGCGCGACACGACGGCCGATGCAGTCCACGCCTGGCCTGTCGCCGCGGACTGCACACCTACGCCAATGGGGTTGATCGCCGGGTAAGCAGTGAGGCTGGCCGTCCCATGCACTCGCACATCGACATAGGGCCGCCCCGCCTCCGCGCCGACACCGACCACCTCGGAGGCAATCCCGTTTGCAGTGGCCGCAGACCAGCCGGCGGGCAGCACCCCCACGGCGGCATCCATCATCATCGAATTCGGGATGCTGTTCGTGCGCTGCCCCTCGACCAGCAGGCCAAGCGGCACACCCAGGCTATCGTGGTTGAAGCGCGGCCCGTAGACCGGCAGGGCCTCGGTGCGGATGTAGGCCCTGGCCTCGTCGCCCGACTCGACTTGCGGATGCCACAGCAGGCATCGGGTCAGGGTGTGGCCCGCGATGGCGCGCGAGGCGTACCAGACCAGCGGCGTGGTGCCGCCGGTGCCGGCGTCATAGGTGATGACGACGCGGCGCCACTCGCTGTTCAGCGGGGTCTGATAGTTGATCGTGCTGCCGTCGCGCTTGCGCACCGACATGCCCAGCAGGCCGTCCGGGTCGCCAGGCACCGTCCGCATCCAGACCGATGCGGTGATGGTTCCGCCGGCCGGCGTGCCGCCAGGGACGCCCTGCGCCACCCGGCAGTCGCCCGCCATCGACACATCCACCAGCCACGCGGTAGCGCCGCCCTCGGGGTCCGGCTGGCCGGGCGTGACGGTCGGCGTGACGGCGCCAAGCTTGTCCCAGTTGGCCTGCGACAAGTCCTCCGACCACCGCACATAGTTGGCCGGCGCCCAGCGCATCACTCCATCAGGCCCCGTCACTGTGGCATTGCTGGACCGGGTAAACGTCACCCCTGGCGGCAGCTCGCCCCTCAAGAAACTCATGTCCAGCGCAGGCCGCAAGCTCTTTGCAGCAGTCCTCGCGCCCAACAGGCCCAGCACGCCGGATGCCATCACTTAACGTCAACCACGCTCAGCACACCTGGGCCCGACTGCTGCACCACAGCCACCACGCTACCGGGCCTGACACCGAAATACTCAACCACGCCAGCGGGCAGCAGCAGGCCAGAGCTGGGCACGTTCGTACCCGGGGGGCCAAAGGCAATCCGACAGTCCACGGTCGCAGCCAGGCGAACAATCGTGGTGCTGCTACCCACCGGGTTGCTCTGCGTGCTGGCCACCGTCACAGCGACCTCTTGCGCATAGCCGGGGGTCACCACCTGGGCGGTCTGCCCGTTGTCGTCACGTACAAGATTGCTCATGCTGTCCTTTAAGCAATGGCTGGCGCGCTCGGCTTCTTCGGGGCCGAGGCTTCAGCGTGTTTGATGGTTCGGTCGGCCGCAGCGCGGTCGGTGTTCGCGCGCTCGCGCAGCGCCACAGCGGCGAGCTGGGCCTTGATCTGCGCGACCGTGAGATTCGTCTTCTGGCTCACGCGCAGCATCTCAATGTCGCGCTGCATTTCCAGCTCGCGCAGGCGCATCGCGCGGTCCTGGCCAGCAATCTCATGCTTGGTGGCCAGGGTCTGCTGGTTCATCTGGACCTGCGCCTGGGTACGCATGCGGTCGGCATCAGCACGGAACTGGGCGGCAGCGACACGCGGGTCAGGGCCTTGGTTCTTGGCAGCGGCTTCCTGCGCGCGGGCAATCTCGTCATCACTGTTCATCACATCGCTCGGGTCGATGTGTTCGGCCTTCAAGACCTTGCTGAACAGCTTCTTGAGATTGATGAGCGGCGCATAGGCCGGGTTCGTCGCCAGGCCCAGCAGGTTGCTGAGGCTCTGGTTCTGGATATCGCGCACCACCAGCGAGCTGGAGCCGAGCGCGACAACTTGGAAGTCACCCTTGATGGCCGGGTCGGTCCCGTACTCCATCAGGTAGTTGTAGTAGCGGCGCACATGCGGCTTGGTGATGCAGTCGTCAAACTGCTTGACCAGGCGCTTCAACACCACGTTGGCGCTGTTCATCAGCATCTGCATGCCGCCAACGGTTTCAGGGGCTGCGCCGCGCTCACCCTGCGCCAGCATCGGCACAGCGGTTTCCGCATCACTCAGCTTCTCGGCCATTTCGATGATGGCCTGCAGCTCGACCTGGTGACTGTTGAACTCAAAGGTCGTGAAGGCCTTGCGAACATCGTCCACATCGTCAGTGGCGTACCAAATCTTGCGGGCGTGAATGTCCCACTTCTTGTCGGCCGGGCGCACCAGGCCAGGCTTGACCACGATCTGCGGACCCGAGCTGACGCCCGCGTTGTCCAGGATCATTCGCCAGGCCGAGTTGATGACGCGCTGCTGCGCGCGCATCAGGTACGGGATGCCGTAGCCCCAGACCGAGCCGGGGACTTGCTCCCAGGAGAAGAAGTCATAGGGCAGCGCGCCATCGGCCAGCGGGTTCAGGTACGCGCGCACCACCGTGGAATTGATGAACTCCACGCACGCCGACACCACGCCACCAGGCGGCACATCGACGCCCGCGGCCTCCAGGGCCTCGGACTCCAGCTCGCCCCAGTAAATCCAGTGTTCGTACAGCTCGCCGGCCGCGTCGGTGCGATCCTCTTCCGAGTAGAAGCGGTTCACGCTGGACACCTGCAGCGGCCCCTCCTCGACCACCAGGTCAATCTGGGCCGCTTCGTATCCGGGCTGGTCCTTCAGCTCGCGCACCTGCTTGCTGGTCTTGCGGCTCAGCTCAAAGATGCCGCGACCGTTCTGCACGTTGTCACCGCAGGCCGGGTCGGGATAGACCGTGGTGGGGTCAATGCGGAAGCTCGCGGGGCTCAAGTCCTCGACCACCTGCAGCGTCCAAATGTTCTGACCCTTCAAGTCCCTGACGCTCTGCCAGGCCTTGCGCGTGCGCTTGACCACCACCGGCCCCTTCAGCACGCCCGTGCCCATCAGGGCCGCATCAAAGATGACGCGCCGCACCTCGGCCGGGTAGTCGCACTCGTTCATGCAGTCCTCGATGGCGGTTTCCATCGCGTTGGCTGCTCGCTTGGCCTCGGCATACTTGTCGGCCGCCTGCTTCGCAGCCTGGGCAACGGGGTCCATCTGAGCGGCCTGGCCACCCATCGTGCCCTGCGTGGGCTGCATGCCCTGAGGTGTGCCCGTGGGCTGCTCAGGCTGACCAGGGTTGGCCGGCTGGGTCATCCAGCTCGGCATGGTCGGCACCGCGGTGGGGCCGATGGAGAAATTGCGTTCGTCACTGGGCAGCACCGTGTCGCCGAGGCGCGCGGCGCCGGCATTGGTCTTCTGCCGCGTGACCTGAACGAACACGGTTGAGCGCTGCGCCGTGCCCTCGCTAGGACCAGGGCGCGCGCTGCCCTCAACCACGTTCACCAGCTCACTGCGAGCGCCACGGGTCGCGCGGTCGCGGCCGTTGAATTGGTCCAGGTCTTCGGTGACGCGCGAGTCAAAGCCGTTGGCAATGCGAGCCGACACCCACTCATCGCGGCGCGAGGCCAGCTCAGCGCCCAGTGCGGCCAGCCGCTCCTGGCGCTTCTTGGTCGCATCTGCTTCTCGCTCCGATGCGATCTGCGCAGCCCCCTCATCGTCAATGAGCTGCCCCTCTTCCTCGGGGACAAGCTGATCTTGCTCTTCGTTCTGCTCTTCCACTGAGGCCTTTCAAATAGGTGCCCGGTGCGTTTCTTTCCACTGCCGGGCGCAGCAGTCACCCACCGGCTAACGCGGCCGGTCCCACAGGAGGTCTGGTACGGCCAGCGATACGCCGACCCGTGATGGCCCGCGTACCCGCAGGCGTTGAATTGGTTGCGATGGCTGGACTTGAACCAGCGACCTGACGCTTATGAGGCGTCCTCTCTACCAACTGAGCTACACCGCAATTGACTGGCAAGGGGTGCAGGACTCGAACCTGCGACCAGCGGAATCAAAATCCGCTGCTCTACCAACTGAGCTAACCCCCATCTGAATTGGTTGTGACGGCTGGACTTGAACCAGCGACCGCACGCTTATCGGGCGTGTGCTCTACCAACTGAGCTACATCACATCGACTGGTGGATGCGGATGGATTTGAACCACCGCGGCCCCTAGGGGCACCCGCTTTACAGGCGGGGGCAATCAACCGCTCTGCCACGCATCCGAAACTCTCACCCGGCTTTCGACCAGGCTTGCTGCTGCGCTGTGCGCCGCCGATGGCAGTTGGCACAGCGCACATCGCATTTCTCAATCTCTGCCCGCAGCCTGGCCAGGCTGCACCCGATGCTGACCAGGCGCGACACCCGCTCTGCCTTCTCGGCAGGGTCGCGGTGATCGAACTCCAGCACCACCGGGTCTGCCTCGCCACAGGCCACGCAAGGATGCGAGGCCAGGTGCTGCAGGACATGAGCGCGGCAGCGCTCCCGCTGGCGTGCCTGCGGGCTCAGTACCCGCACATATCGTCAAGCACCCCGAACGTCAGCACCGGCCCTACGTCCTGATGCTTGCTCGGCCAGGGCGTGTCTAGCAGCGGCTCGGCGATGCGGCTCAGCGCATCAAGCATGTCGTCATGACGCCCGACCGGGAAGGCCAGGTATTCGTCCTCAATGAAGTCATGCACCAGGTCGCGCTGCTTGCCGTCACCCTGCGTGTAGTTGAGCGATTCCGGTAGCCACACACGGCCCTGCTGGAACAGCGGGACCAGGCGCCGAATGCGCTCCTCTTTCTTCGTCTGGCCGCCCACCTCGGTGATGCTGAATCGGTACGAACGCCGATTCATTTCAGCCTTGATGTGCTGCACATCGCTCATCATTCCGTAGCGCTCATACCGGACCTGGCCAGGCTTCCACTTGCGGTGAAGCCGGAACAGCATTTCCGTGCGCTCGGTCAGGTTGAGCCGGTCCCGAACCATGTCCAGGATGTAGTAGTTCTCATCGGAGCCGAGGCCTACCACCCACATCGAGGTGTAGTCGGCGTCAGTGGCCCCCTTCACCTTGGAGCGCTCCCCCGAGCTGGGGTCCACCAAGATGATCTTGAACATCGTTGACGGCTGGACCTGCGTGTAGTGGTTCAGCCATCCGCGCTTGAAGTCCGCGCCAGTGCCTGCGCGCGGGCGCTGCATGTAGAGCGCCTGCCAGTCCCGCGGAGGCAGCGTGGCCTTGATCTGGCGCAGCCGGTCAATCGGGTACGCCTCAGGCCACAGAGCCTCGGTCGGGTTGTCGTCACAGTCCCATGCCGGAAGGTTCAGCACCTCCCAGTTTTCGTGCGCGTGGTCCTTCAGCAGCCAGCCGCTGAGGTCGTCCTCATGCCAGCGAGTCTGGATCACCACGATGGCGCCACCGGGCATCAGGCGCGTGTAGGCGACCGAGGTGTACCAGTCCTTCAGGTTCTGGCGCATCCGGTCGCTGTCCGCCTCCTCGCGGTCCTTCACCGGGTCATCAATCAGCAGCAGGTGCGCGCCGCGACCCGTGGCCGAGCCACCCACGCCGACAGCGAAGTAGGCGCCGCCCTGGACCGTGTTGAACTTGTTCGCAGCCGCGCTGTCGTCGCTGAGCTGCGTGCCCGGAAAGATGAGCTGATACAGCTCATCCTTGAGCTGGTTGCGCACCTTGCGGCCGAAGCCGTCAACCAGCTCCTGCGAGTAGCTGGCGTGCATGACCTGGTGCGTCGGGTGATGCCCCAGGTAGTAGGCCGGGAAATACTCCGAGGCCTCCATGCTCTTGCCGTGTCTGGGCGGCATGTTAATCATCAGCCGCTTGCACTCGCCGCTGACGACACGCTGTAGTGCGTCAGCAATCAGCCTGTGATGGTTCGCTGCCTTGTAACCAGGCCACTGGGCCACGCTGTACGCAACCAGGCTGGAGCGGCACAGCGGCAGGAGGTCGATGCCGCTCACTGCAGCGTGGTGTCTCCGACCGGATCAAGAACCGGCGCGATCAGCTGCACCTTGACCACCTCGTAGCGGTCAGCGCTGTAGAGCTGCTTGCGCCGCCCCTCGGCCTTGCCGTAGGTGCGATACAGGCGGGGCGCCGTGCTGCCACCATGCGGCGCATAGCCGCGGCCGGATAGGGTCTCACGGATCACGTAGTACACGCCCTCCATCAGTTGCCCTCAAACATCGTCCACATGGCCCAGGCCACCACGGACACAACGCCCGCGACAAAGCCTCCCGCGAACAGCAGGAACTCAAACATGCACAACTCCTATGGGGTGGGTGGGGTCAGGTCTTGCTGAAGCCCTGGGATGCAAGGAACTCTTCAGCAATTGCCCGGCTCTGCTCGGGCGTGAAATTCAGCACCTGCGCGGTCAGGTTGCCCTTGACCTCGACGCTCTTGAGCTTGGGCTGCGTGTACTGCAGCAACTCATTCCAGATGCGAGCCTGCACATCAGCATCCAGCCCGCTCTGCACCTGGTTGCCGTTCTCGTCGGTCGGACACAGGATGGCAAGAATCTGCTCGGTCGGATCAAGGCCACGCTCGGCCAGCACATCGGCCACAGCCTTGAGGTTGATGCGGCCCTTCACCTTCGCGGTGCGAGCCGGGTTCATGTGCAGCGTGACCGGCTTGGGCACGTTCTGCGCAGTGATGCCCTGCCACGCCCCGCGGATGGGGGCGCGACCAGGCTTGTTAGACAAAGGCATTCTTCACCGCAGTGCTGAAGCTGGCCTTGACGTTGCCAGGCGCGGCCTGGCTGGACTTGCCGGCCACCTGGCCATTGCCGGTCGGGCCCGGCACGCGGGTGGGCTTGCTGTTGGTGTTGAAGCCCTTGGGGGTGCAGTTCTTCTCGCTCATGTCAGTTCCTTTCAGCGCCGCATGCCCGAATCTGGATCACGGTTAGCGGACTCGGCCGCCCAGGCCTGGCGCATCGTTGCGACAGAAGGGGCAGCGGTTTGGGTCGGGCCGGTGATTTCCTTTGACGCTTGGGCGTCATCGAAATCAGGGGCGGGCATGTCGTTGTCGGTCAGGAAGGCCTGCACAAGCTGCATCACTTCCTCGGGGCTCTTCACCGCCTGGTCGATCACCTCGCCCGCGCCATCCTCGGCCTCGCTCACGGTGAACGTGCCATCAGGCGTGCGGCTGATCGTCAGGGATTCAGAGGTCAT